GGTGCCGTGACAGACTTTAGAAATTTCTGGCAAGATTGGTCGGAGCTAACCAGCTTCCCCCTAATCGACACATCTTCTGGGACTGATTTCTCTTTTGCTTGGAGCGACTGCAGAAGCCTAACGAGCTTCCCTCTGATTGATACCTCATCGGGGACTGAGTTCTATGCTACTTGGCGCGACTGCAGAAACCTCACCAGTTTCCCCTTAATCGACACGTCTTCGGGGACTACCTTTGGTCAGGCTTGGCGGGACTGCAGAAACCTTACCAGCTTCCCACTCATCGACACATCTTCTGGGACCAACTTTTTCCTGGCTTGGTATAACTGCTCTAGCCTCACCAGCTTCCCAGCTAATGCCTTCGACAATGTAAGTGGCGGGAACTTTGGCAACGCATTTGCAAACACCGCCCTGACGCAAACCAGCATCGACAACATTCTGGTGTCGCTCGTGGCGTCCGGCATATCCGCAGGAACACGTGTGTTCGATCAATCGGGCGGATCGGCCCCTTCATCAACTGGCGAGGCGGCAATCGACACACTGCGCTCTCGCGGCTGGACCGTCACAGTGACGGGGGGTTACTGATATGCGCATCACAATCGCTTGCCCTGATGCGTTGCGGGATGATGCCAACAAACTAGCGATGGTATTGGGCTACGGTCCGTCTGATGCAGAAACCTACGTGGCGCTGAACTGGCAGGACGTGGATGGCAATCTCTACGCCTGCGCATCGTTAACCGTGTCTGACGCATTCACCACAACAGCACAGAGCGGCCTACAGCGCCCCGCTTGGGACACCGACAGCCACGTCAACATGGCAGGGGCCAATCGCGCACAAGCGGCGCTGGTGTTCAGCCTGACGCCTGTGACGGCCATGCCCGACAAGTTGACGGCCTGTGTGGGTGACGACGCGCTGGCAACGCTCGCCGCGATGGGGCTGACGCAGGTTGAGGTGGATGTATGACAACCCGCGACACTCGCAAAGCGTTCTTAAAATTGCTGGATGACACATGGCCCGGCGTCCGGTCGGAGTTTGTCGCGGCAATGCGACAGGCGCGGGCTGGTGTTGACATGAAGGCGCTTGAAGCTGCCATTGCGCGCGGTGATGTTGACGCGGCATTCCGGGCGCTGAGGTTCGATGCGGCCGATTTGTTCAAAACAGATACGGCAATCACTGCGGCCATGGACGCGGGCGGCAATTACCAGATGGGCGCGTTTCAGCACGCCACCCGTCGCGCGCCAATTCCCAGCCGCGTTGTGCAGTCATTCGGGGCCGGAATGAGCGGGCCGAGCGGATTGCGCTGGAACTTGGATCGAAGCTGGTGACTGAGGTGGTGGACGACACGCGCGTGATGATTGCCCAGACGATCCGGGGCGGGCTTGAGGCTGGTGACGGGCCGCTGCGCACCGCTCTGGACATTGGCGGGCGCGTGGTCAACGGCAAGCGACAAGGCGGTCTGGTGGGGCTGCACAGCACGCAGGCGGAGTATGTCCAATCAATGCGGGCCGCGCTGTCGCCCACAAACGGTGTTGGGGTTCGCCGGATCGTAACGGACCCTGTGACAGGCGCGCAGCGGGCGGTCAAAGACTTTTGGATCGGCAATGACGGCACGTTGAAAAGCACACTCACAGCGCGCAACAAACAATCCGACGCCGCCATTTTCCGCGCCATTCGGGATGGAACAACCCTGCCCCAGACGGCCATTGACAGGGCCGCGCAGGGATATTCGAACAAGTTATTGCGGCAACGCGGTGAAACCATTGCCCGCACCGAAACGCTCAAGGCGCTGAACGCCGGGCGGCAAGAGGCGCTGGACCAGTTGATCGAAAACCCGAACAACGATGTGCGGGCAAAGGACGTGGTTCGGGCTTGGGATTCGACGGGCGACGCTCGCACGCGCGAGACACACGCGGCTGCGGATGGTCAGGTTGTGCCGCAAGGTGAGGCGTTCACGGTTGGCGGATATTCAATGATGTATCCTGGCGACACGTCGCTTGGCGCACCGGCCGGTGAGACCGTGAATTGCCGATGCTATATGGCACCAGAAATCGACTTCTTTGCGAGGCTGAAGTGATGGCAAAATATACCTTTGCAACTTTGGACCAGTGGACAAAAAAGACCGAAAAGCGAATTGACGCCGTGCTGAAAGATGCAACGCAATCCGTGGTGGCCGTGGCGCAACAGACCAAAGCCAAAGGCGGACGCATGCCTGTTGACACGGGCAACTTGCGCAACAGCCTGCAATCGTCGGTGGCTGGGGGCGCTATGGGTGAGGGTGCATCTTCCTACATTCTTGCAGCCGCAGGAATGAAAGGTGGCGATCTGGCAACGTTCACTTGGACGGCAGAATATGCGGCGGCAGTCAACAATGGCAACCGAGGCCGTCCCGGCGCGCACTTTGTCGAGGGTGCCGTCGATCAATGGCCCGCGATTGTGCGGGCATCTATTGCAAAAGCAAAGGCGCGGGTCGGATGAACCATAAGCAGATCAAAACAGCCCTGCGCACACGCCTGGCCGCCACACCGTCCGCCCCGCCGATTGTATGGGGTGAAAATGCTCCGGGTGTTTATGACACGCCGTCGCTGCAATACGTCACGCCGGATCCGCCTTATTGGTTGGCGTATTTTACCACCACGCCGCCTGAGCGTTTCGGCCTGTCCAAGTCAAGCCTTATGACCATTCGGTTGTTTGTGGCAGTCTTTGTGCGGGAGGGCACGTTCGAGGATGATGCTGACGACCAAGCGCAGCGCATCATTGACCAATTCCCCATTGACCTGATACTATCCGCCGGAGACGGTCAAGTTCAGGTGACAGATATGGGCGACCCACATCCGGGCGCAATCGACGGCGCATACTTTCGCAAGAATGTGTCGGTCCGTTGCCGCGCAATCTTTCAAAGGACACCTTAAATATGGACAAGAAAACGTCCCGCGCAAAGGCTGGGCCGATCACAGGCGCGCGCATCGTCACCATGCCGACGCCAACCGGCACGACACCCGCCATGATCTACAGTGGCGATGTGCCTGAGAAGGGCGACGTGCTGCAATTCGCAATGTCCAACGGCGTCACTTATTCCGGCACAGTGGCCGACGCTACCGAAGCAGGTGGTGAAGTTCTGGTCGAGTTTACATCGGGTCTTGTCCCGGTCCTGAAATAGGCATCCCGCCTATCCACGCCCATGAAAGGAAATCATCATGGCACTTACTGAAGGCGTCGGCGGGTTTTTGTCCGTCTCGGCAGCTATCCCAGAAACCTTTGACGCAGACGGATACTCCGCGCTGTCGTGGACCGAGGTGGGTGAAGCATCCGAAATTCCTGAGTTTGGCGCGGCCTATTCTGCGAACACGTTCACGCCGCTCAAGACTGGCATCGTGAAGAAATTCCACGGCGAACTGAACTACGGGTCAATCACTATCCCGCTTGGCTACGATTCTGACGACGCTGGCCAGATCATCTTGCGTGATTCGCTGGCATCCAAGGATGAAATCAGCTTCCGCGAAACCCGCAGCGACGGGACGGTCCGTTATATCATGGGCAAGGTCATGTCATTCCCGCGCGGCCAGTCGGTCGGGTCGGTCAACATGGCAAGCTGCAACATCGAGTTCACGCGCGCCGATGTGGAAGTCGCCGCGTCGTAATCCTGCACCTCCCGCAGGCTAGGGGGGTGAGGCGTGGTTAACCGCACCCCCGAATTTAACCTAAACCGAAGGATATAAACCATGGATTGTTTCGACTCAGTATCAGCGGCAGAGGCAGGCGCTTGGCTGCACCTGACCAACCTTCGCACAGACGCGCCAGCCTACGTCACAGGCAAGGACGGCACGCCAGACTTGTCCAAGCCTATGCGCATCAAATTGATCGGCATGGACGCGCCTGCGGCAAAAGCCAAGGAGCGCAAGCGCACAGCCAGCATCCTGAAGCGGCGCGGCGGCAAGATGGACTTCGCCAAAATGACCGAGGCGCAAATTGGTGCGCTGGTCGACGAAGGTCAGGAGGGCATTGTTCAGGCTGCCGTTGATCAGACAATCGGCTGGGAAAACCTAAGCCTTGACGGCAAGCCTGTAGAGTTTTCGGAAGAAGCGGCGTTTGCGATCTATCGCAAATATCCGTCAATCTTGGACGAAGTGACTGAGTTCTTGAAGGACCGGGCCAATTTTTTCGCACAAGCCTAGATGCTCTTTGCCTCTGGGCGCGACAACACGCTTGGTTATGCGCACAGCCGCAGGACATAGAGCAGACGAGGTGGAGTTTTTTGGAGCGGGCAAATGAAGAACCGGACTTTCCTGAACTTCCATTTCGTGCTTATCTTGCGGAATGGCTGCTGGATGTGGGACCAATCATGCAGGGCGGGACGGGGCCGGTGGCTCTGTCCCATTTAGAAATTCAGGCGTGGGCCGCAAATGTAGGGCTGAGGTTTGAAGGCTACGAAGCGCAATGGCTGCAAAAAATGAGCGGGGTTTACGCCAGTGAATTGTTCGAGTCGAATGGCAAAAACACGCCGCAGCCGTTCAGGGAATAGTCCGCATGGATGACATGGCATCTGTTGGCCTGCAAGTTGACAGTCGGGACGTGCGGAAGGCCAGCGGCGATCTGGATCGCTTTGCGCGCTCTGGTGATAAGGCCGGCAGGTCTGCAAAGCAAGCCACGGGTTCGTTTGGCGGCATGGCGCGCGGCGCAATCAGAATGGCCGCAGGTATAGGCCTTGCTGTTTCGGCTTCTGCGGCTCTGGCCAGTTCGTTTCGCGGCACCCAGCAATATACTGTTATGACAAACTCACTGCGGGCAATAGGAATGTCCGGCACTGAGGCGGCGGCTGCGCTTGAACAGATTGGAGATATTGCAGCCCGGACCCGTGCGCCACTTGAAGCCACCGCGCAACTGTACCAGCGTATCAGTATTGCGGGCCGTGACCTTGGCGCGTCATCGTCTGACGTGCTGCGGTTTACCGAAAACGTTGGACTGGCACTTGCTCAAGTTGGCGGTGGCGGGGCTGCGGCATCGGGCGCACTGTTGCAGCTATCCCAAGCCATGAGCGGCGGCATTGTCCGGGCCGAGGAATTCAACAGCATCCTTGAGGGTGCATTCCCGATTGCGCAAGCGGCGGCGAATGCCATTGAAGGTGCTGCGGGATCTGTCGGTCAACTGCGCAATATGGTTATCGCGGGGGAAATTTCCAGCCGGGAATTCTTTGAAGCGGTTCTTTCGCAATCTGACGCGCTGGAAGATGCGTTTGAGAATACGATCCCCACAATATCAGGCGCGATGCAGGTTTTCCGCGATCAAATGACGCTTTCACTTGGGTCGCTCGATTCCATGGTTGGCGGTAGTGAATCGTTTGCGCGGACAATCCTTTTGATGGCTGAAAACCTTGATGTTGTAGGGGCGACCCTTGGTGTTGCCGTCACGGCTTTTGGCGTTAAATATGTGGGAGCGCTGGCACTTTCCACGCTTGCCACCTTTTCTCTGACCGGCGCATTGGCGCTTCTCAAGACCGCGCTCGTAACATCGGGCATCGGCGCGTTGATTGTCGGGGCTGGGTACCTGGTCGCAATGTTCGGGCGGCTGGTCAAAGCGGCTGGTGGGTTTGGCGAGGCGCTTAACCTACTAAAGGACGTTGCGCTTGAGGTATGGGACCGCATCGGGCTTGGCGTTGATTTTATAGCGCAATCTATCGCCGCAATGTCCGCCAGCGCTCAAGCATTCTTTATCGGCGCTATTCGCAAAATGGCGGGCGTGTTTGTAGAGTTTACTTGGACAGTTGCCGACGGCCTCAACAGCCTATTCGGAACAAGCCTGCAAGGCGCAAGCGCAGTCATAACCCAAGAACTCGGGTTAGCCCAAGTCGCAGCCGAGAAATTAGCAGCGGAATCTACAGCCGCAGCGAGTGCCGCAAAAGATGGTTTTTCTGCGCCTCTGGAAAGTGTGCAGGCACTGCGGGACGCAATGGCAGAAAGCGAGACTGCTACTGAAGGCGCGACCGCCGAAGCAGAGGCGATGAATGCGGCGCTGGAAGATATCGGGGACGGCACAGGCGGCGGGTCGTCGGCAGCGAGCAAGATCGACCAAGAGCGCGAGGCTATCGACGGTGTGGTCGACTCGCTCAAGCACCAGATCGCAGCTATTGGTGAGACCTCGACAGCGCGCAAGACCGCGCAAGCACTGCGCCAAGCCGGTGTCAGCCTATATTCGAAGGAAGGCCAGCAGATCGCGGATCTGGTCGAGCAATACGCCGAGATGCAGGAAGCACAGAGTAAAAGCGAAGAGATTTCCCGCTCGCTGAAGGACTCGATACTGGATTTTGCCCTGGAGGGCACAGACGCGCTCGACGGCATGATTAAGGCTTTCCAGCGCATGGCTCTTGAGGCGGCACTTTTCGG